AATACATCAAAAGTCATATTGTTGAAAGACAAGTTTGCGATAGAAACTTTGATTTCCACATTTGCTGAATCACCATCGGATATAGAAATAAATCTGAATAATTTATAAACTTTGTTACCTCTCAACTCTGAAACCAAATAGGGTGTCATAGGAGATTGATATTTTTCGAGATTGTAAGCTATAGAGCTTGGGTCCTGAGTTCTTGCACCAGGTAAACCAATCAATTCACAATCTAAACCACGAATATAACTTTGATTATAAGCGTAAGCTAAAGATGCTGGATAAGACTCTTCAACAAAGATAGGAACCTCTTGTCTTGATTTTCCGAAGTTATCTACCCCTAATACTTTTGTAATAAACTTTGAAGATATTGCCGACAATGAAACTTCAAAACTAAAGTTGTCATTATCTTTTGTTACACCTGACAATAAAAATGTTTCGTAAGGGTTAGATGTTACTCCTGAGTACTGACCTGAACATACCATTGTAAGTGCACTTAATCCTGAAACAGTTCCACCTGAGTTAACCTCATATACTGGACCATGTGAATTACTTGTAGCACTATTTTCGAAAAGAGAAATACCTCTTGAACGAAGTGTTGCTACTACCATGTTATTATATTCGCTGAATGCAGTTCCTGACCAATTGTAAACATTACCTGACACCGTTCCTGAGAATGATGAAGAAGCACCTGTTATAAATGATGAAACAACATAATCCATAGAATAACCTGTATAGTTATCACCATTTGAAATGTTGAAATTTGCATAGAACCATGGGTCGTTACTTCCACTTGATAAATCATTAGTTGCTAAGTTCAAACTTTCAGTTCCGTAAACATCAACCAAATTAAATCCAGATGAAAGTGAATAATAATCATTTTCAGGAATTGCACCATAAACATTTGCTGTAGAAGCCGATAATGATGGGGTAAGAACTATATCCTGACAAAACGCCAAGATATCAGCACTTATACTAGAAGTACTACCATCAGACATTCTATATGGATTGTTGATTGAACCATTGAATTGTGATGGAAAAGCACTACTGAATGTAATTGTATTACCTGAAGAATTTCCTGTGAAGTTAACAACGAAAGGTGTGGCAGTTGAACCACTAAGACCTACAGTCGTTGGGTCCACATTAGCCACCACTTTAATACTCCATGAAGGACCCGCGTCATATCCTGATAAACCAAGTATTCTTGTTACAAACAATTGGTTAGATTGTTGTAAGTAAGATTTGGCGATGTAAGCCGCTTCATATTTAGGGATTTGTGTATTAACAAATTTTGTTGGTTCTGAACCACCAAAATATGCCTGAAATTCATCATAGTTCGTTATGAAAATAGGTTCGAAAGCGGGACCCTTAATTGTTTCCCCTACTAAACCCAATGTAGTAACACCCACACTCTGAGCCACGAATGATAAATCCGTTTCAGAGGTATATACACCAGGTGAAACATAAACTTTTTGATTTGCTTGTGCTGTTGCCATTATTAAATTATTCTATGCAGATTTATTTTATTGATAAATATTCATATGTGAATGAAAAAACTTGACTTTTGAATATCTATTTGTAAACGGGGAGAATTTATTCTGCCTTTTTTCTACCCATGAAAACAAAGAAAGAAATAAAGAATATCAAAATAGCACCTGAAGTCCACGAGGTATTGAAAAAATACTGTGATAAAAGGGGAATCAAGATTTATAAATTCTTGGAAAATCTTATTTTGGAAAAATGCAAAGAGAGTAAAGATGTTTATGGTGAAAATTAAACTAACTTACTATCAAACTTTATATACCCCTCTTGTGTGTTATCTTCCTTAGTCACTGTAATTGTAAGGACATCATTAGTTGTGATTTGAATCTTGGAAACATTAGAACCAAAATAATCACCATTGATAAAAACATCAAAGTTCGAAATATTCTCGGAGCCTAACCAAACCATATCTGCAGTAAAATCTATAAATTCAGATAAACTATCGTTACCAACAACATATTGAAAGTTGGATAAAAATGTATCAGGATTCTCAGGATATTTTTTTCTTTTCTTTGATAAGGTAGCGGTGTCGAGTTCCATAATTTGAGCAACTCGAGCGATGGCTGGTTTGACTTGAAACTCCTCTTCATCAATCAGATAACCCAACATTGTAAACTCATAATTTTGAACATAATATTTTCTCGAATCCAAAGTCATTTGGGACTCATCAGACACACTGTTCATTATGATTGGAACATATTGACCTTTGATAAATGTATAAGACTGTCTTGATGAAAATTTTTGTAACACAATCTTATTAAGTTGATTAAGTTCTCTCATTCTGTTACAAACAATCTTGATACTATAAGTTATATCAACGGGTACTGGTTGAGGAATTGTGTATATATCCATTCCTTGTTCGTTACCATTCCATGTTGGAACAGAAGCATAATAAAATTGTTTTCTATTCGGTATTGTATATTGTAAAGAAGGGTTGGTACCATACTTAACATCTGGACTTCTTACAACTGTTATAAAAGGTGGTTCAACATTATAGTCCAAATTGACAAAAAGAGCAGTTTCAACATATTGACTCCAGTTTTGTGTTGTCAAAATAATATCAACCATAGGAACTGTCTTTCCTCCTGTTACAACTTTCAAGTCGTTTTTAACAAAATCCAACATACCTCTATCCAAATCAGCATGTAATACAGACTTGGGAAGATAAGTTCCGTCCTTTTTAATATATTCCAAAAGTTGCTCCCTTCTTGCAGAAAGAGTTTTCTTCGGAACTAACGGTAGAGTTGGTATTACTTGTTTAGGTAATGGCATATCATAATTAATTTTTGGTCATTGAACCTACAGTCTTTAAAGCATTCCAATGAGAGTTTGATTGTGACGAACTAGCCCCACTCACAATACCTTGTCCTCTTCCAACAGACTTACCCACAAACACATTCGATGCGGGTACTCCATTGTTTACGGCACTTCTAACATTTCTTTTGGTTTCACTACCAGCGGCGTATGGTTCTATTATATAAAGAAGATTTTTGTTTTTTCCTAAGACATTCGAAATCTCGTTTGACTTTCTGCAACCCGCACTGAAAAGATAAATAGGGATACTAGGATTTTGATTTATAAAACTTGTTATTGTAGAAGTTGGGGTATTGAATCTAAATCCTTTTACTTTTTTGTTGGAACCCAATCCTTGTTTCAACAAACTTACTTGTGAGTCTATATCTAAATCTCCAGCTCTGTTGTCTAAACCACCAACCAATATAGCATCATATTCTGTAGAGGGCTGTTGTGTTGGAGAATCTTTTTCTTTTATTTTAATACCGAATTGTTTTTCCAAAGCTTTAATAGTCAACGGACCTAACTTACCATCGACACCATCATTGTTTGGTCCAAACTTACCTAAATCATGACCCTTTTTGATTAGAACCCTTTGTATCTTCTCAACATTTGGGTCGTAGGAAATGACTTCCATAATCAAATTAAGTTGTGACTCACTGAGAATGTATTTCATAATTTTAAATTCCGTTAAATTCGTTTTCACTAACCCATGTTGCTACAACTGTTCTATAAAAAGGTTTGTAACCACCATAAGTGTGTTTATTATCTGACCTTACATATCCGTCGTCACTCACCACATAATACCTAACCCTGTCCTCCGACTCATAATATCCAAAATAGTCTCCCATGAAAATTTCAACACCCATATCATCCAAAGTTTTTTGGTAAATTGAAAACCTCATGTTACCTGGTTCTTGTTGTTCAATTTTGGATGTACCAACATTTTTATTAGTTGGAGCCATTACTTGAACATACCCCTTCAATTCAACAGGGGCCATAAACTGAATACCATCTTCTAAAACCTCACCGTATACATCGTCAGTTTTAGTCTTATATCTGTCAATTCTATAAAGTATAACAGTAAAGTTCATGTCACCAATCAACCACTCTTCACCCATACCTATATCTAAGGCATAATCTTCACCACCGAAGAACTTACCGAGTCTTGTTATAGGAACTAATTTCTCTGCCATATTGATAAATACTTTTAAGTTTATTATATTTAATCCAAATGGAAATTCTAAGAAATACAAAACTACAAGTGAGAAAAAGCCCAATACACGGTTGGGGTGTCTTTGCATGTGAAGACATAAACGAAGGAGAGGTTATTGAGGAGTGTCCCATTCTTAGACTTCCTGTACAAAGAGGTGAAACAAATTATACACTAATAGATTACACCTTTGTTTTTCCGAAAGGAGAAAACTGGCTAAATCATGTTATTGCTTTGGGATATGGTTCATTATATAACCATTCCGAAGAATTCAATGCTACATGGGAAGATGATGTAGAAAAAGATATATTGAGATTCAAAGCAATCAAACCTATAACCAAGGACGAAGAAATTACAACTTATTATGGTGATGAATCCTATTGGTTAGACGGGAGAAGTCACATCGAAGTAAAATGAGTTTATCAGAAATATCACTCGAGTCCAAAGCACTAACACTTCTTGAAGAATACGAGGGGTATAACAATTATATCTTGGAACTCAAAAGAAAGTCTCAAGTAAATAAAAAATTCTACCCAACAAGAAGTCAATCTGAATACATAATTAACAACCACGACAAACAACCTAAAGTTGCAAAGAAGTGGGTCATCCTTGATGCTTATTTTGCACAAAAGTTGGCGGATGATAAAATGTATACTGATATCCCACAAAAGGTATGGGTAGAAAAACTATTAGCTGAAAAAGATAAAGCCTATCATATATGGGGTAAGATTTGGGAATCCGAACAACTTCATGATTTTTGGTTACCAAAAGCATCTATCATCAAAGATAATACAGTGAAAGATGTTGTAATAGACTATGAAAAATATTCACATCGTCCACCACTCTCACATCAGAAAGAATCTATCCAAAAATTAGTCGAAAATAAAAAATACATTTTAGCCGACGACATGGGTTTGGGTAAAACAACCTCAACTATAATAGCAGCCCTTGAATCGGGAGCAAAAAAAGTTTTAATCATTTGTCCTGCAACTTTGAAGATAAACTGGAAAAGAGAAATAGAAAACTATTCCGAAAGAACAATATACATCGCTGAAGGTAAAAACTTCAGTACTGACCACGATTTTGTTATCATAAATTACGATATTCTAAAAAACTTCCATGACCCTAAAAAGAAAGATGATTCGCAAATTCTTAGAGCCAATTTTGATTTGGTTGTTATTGATGAAGCACACTATATCAAAAATGCTCAAGCCCAAAGAACCAAACTTATAAACGACTTGGTAAAAAAAGTTGACAGACTTTGGTTATTGACAGGAACGCCCATGACTTCAAGACCGATTGATTATTATAATTTATTGAGTCTTGTTGATTCCCCCGTCGCAAAAAATTGGATGGCTTATGTCATAAGATATTGTAGTGGTTATCAGTTCAAGGTGGGTGCAAGAAAAGTTTGGAATGTTATGGGAGCATCAAATCTCGATGAACTCAGAGATAGAACATCGAGTACAATCCTACGAAGACTTAAAGAAGATGTCTTAGATTTACCAGATAAAATCATAACTCCAGTTTATCTACGACTTAAGTCAAAAGATTATGAAGAGTTGATGGGAGAATATTATAATTGGTATGATAAGAATCCTGACGAGTCAAAATCACTTACTGTACAGTTCTCGAAACTTACAAAAGTTAGACAAGTAATAGCGAATGAAAAAATATCTCAGACAATTGAACTTGCAGAAAACATTTTGGAACAAGATAAAAAAGTTATAATATTTTGCAATTTTACAGATTCACTTAATCAGATTGTCGAACATTTCGGTAAGGTTGCAGTTAAGGTCGACGGCTCAATGTCAAAACAAGAAAGACAATTCAGTGTTGACCAATTTCAAGAAAATGATAAAATAAAAGTTTTTGTTGGTAACATAAAAGCGGCGGGTGTTGGTCTCACACTCACAGCCGCAGAAGCTGTTATAATGAATGACTTATCATTTCTACCATCAGACCATTCTCAAGCTGAAGATAGAGCATATAGATTTGGACAAAAAAATAATGTCTTAGTTTACTATCCTATATTTGAAAACACTATTGAAGGAGCGATTTACGACATACTTAATAATAAGAAGCAAGTCATCGCAACTGTTATGGGTGACAATCAAAACATCGGTGACACCGCTGAAGAGATTCTTAAAAGAATAAATGAGTTACGCCCTTAATAAAGATGGAGAAAGTCACAAATCACCAAGGAGTTGAATTGAAAGTTGGTGATAGAATTAAAATCATATCAGATAAATTACATACAAAATTGTTGGCAAATGTTGACCTCGATGAGGAGGTTATTATTACAGGTTTTTCCGATGACGGAAAAATAATGTATCATCACAACACCTTAGCTTTACCAACTAACAGCGACATATACATCAAAATAAATTAGAAAGATTCAAACCTTAAAACAATTATGAGTTATTTATATAAAACGAATAATTCGCCAATATGAAAAAAATACAAGAGAGAATTCAACAAATTGAAAAACAAATTACCGAAAACCATATCGAAACAGAAAAAGAATTGTTGATTACAGAAATGAAAAAAATCGGAATAGAAAAACTTCCATATTCCTATTCAGCCCTCAAAGGATTTATCGACGCAGAAACGATGAATTTCCACTACAACAAACATTACAAGGGCTATGTAGATAAATTAAACGCCGCACTTTCAAAGAAAAAACACGGTGACCTTGATTTAGAAAAAATAATAAAGAACATAAGTAGATATGACCAAACTGTAAGAAACAACGCAGGAGGCGCATTCAATCACGCTTTATTTTGGAACATGTTATCTCCAACACCGAAAAAACTTACGGGGGAACTTTACAAAAAAATTGCAAAACAATATGGTAGTTTTAATTTGTTCAAGAAGAAATTCGAAACAGTAGCTAAAGATAGATTTGGTTCAGGTTGGGTTTGGTTGGTCTTAACATCCAAAAACACATTGAAAATTATGTCTACACCGAACCAAGACAATCCTTTGATGAATGTAATTGAAGGAGGTGGTTTTCCACTTTTGGGATTAGACCTATGGGAACACGCATACTATCTGAAGTACAAAAATAAACGAGATGAATATATTAGTAATTTTTGGAAAGTAGTTAACTGGGATTTCGTTCAAAAACTTTACGAAATGAAAGTAGAAACAAAATTGTTAGAATCCAAAGAGTTTCAAGTAATTATAACCGAATCCAAAGACCCTGTTTTTTGTAATGCAACAGAAGTTTTATTCTATAAAGATTTGATTAACAATTATAACATAAAAAAACTTTATCAAGATGGTGTAACAATGGTTTTGAAAAAAGTTTTTTCTCATTTTTGGGTAGATGGGACAACGGAAGAGATGTCAGGATTTTATGGCGTGGAAACCCCCGAGGGTAGGTCAATCCTGAATAATTTGAATACAAACTTCAATACATTTTGTCTTTTAGTGAAAGCCGTGAACAAAGAAATCGAATTAATTGGTAAACCAGAAAAAAAGTTTAATTTTTCTAAAAAGGAAAACAGAAACCTTACAGAAACAAAAAGGTTTATATCAGCTTTAAACCACTTTAGAAACCAAATATTCAATCAAAATAATGAGGACTTTATCAACATTATCAAAGTTCTTAAAAAGTTATGGGATAGGGGACAAAAATCTGAAAGTGATGCAGTAAAAAAAATCGAGGATTACTTTGAGGGAAGAGCTAAAGTAAATAAGATAGGTAGTCATGGTGGTAAACAAGACGCATTCAAAGGTATTGATGCTTCAGTAGAGTTAGACGGGGAAAAATTCTCAGCTCAAATCAAACCTTACTCAACAGTATCAATAAACGAAAAAGGAGTTTTACTGAAAGATACTGGTAATGTTAAACATTACAATGTTGATTGGTACATCTTTATCAACCCAAAAACCCATAAGATACTTATCTTCAAAAATAACCCTTTGAGCGATAAAAACCAATATGTATTCAAGGTTGAATCGTTGTTACACGAAATAGAATAATAAAGATATTTATTTGATATGGCAGCACTACCAGAACCAGAAAGAAGTAAAATATATACAAGAGTAAAACACTTATTGGGAGCCCCATTAAGAAGTGTTGAATTGGAAGACGAAATGATGGATTCCTTGATGGAATTATCAATCGGTGATTATGAGGAATACATTCTTCAATGGTTAATCGATTCTCAATGGGTTAACTTAGTCAATCTCAACATGAATGAAAAATCTGTTGCAAGAGCTTTAGTCACAAGGACTATGGACTTCGAACAACAGTTTGCGTACTCATACTCAAAAATTGTTGGTCTTCAAACTGTAGGTCCTTGGGTTTTAAAAAAGGATTATTTTATTCTCGAAAGAAATAGACAAACTTACGAAATACCTGCAAACAGGGAAGTGAATGAACTTTTGTGGTTCAGTAACCAAGCATGGACAGCCTTTGGTTTAGGTGGACTTGGTGGATTCGGGTTTGGTGGTATAGGTTTAGGTGCCAACGAAGCGGGTTACGCTCAGATGGGATATCAAGGTTCATATTTCATGATGTCGGGTTTTGATTATTTAATCAGAATGCAGGAAGCAAACATTCTGAATAGAATTTTGGGAGGTTCTATGACTTACAGAATCACAGCACTTCCTGATGGAAAAAAATTAATTCACCTCATGAATACCCCTGGTGGTAAATTCAATTGGGCTAACTTTAATTTATATGCTGGAAAGGCGGTTTGGTATTGGTATTATGATGTTACCCCTGATAGTAGAGCAGATTGTTTGAAAAACAATCCAGACATTATTAAACTACCAACCGATGTTCCTTTAGAATCCTTGAGTTGGGAAGATATTAATGTTCCAGGTCAACAATGGATTAGAAGATGGTTCACGGCTTATTGTAAAGAAACTTTAGCTAGAGTTAGAGGTAAGTATAGTGGTAACTTGAAAACACCTGACAGTGAAATTCAAATGGACTACCAAAGTCTTTTAACAGAAGCTAAAGACGAAAAGTCCAAATTGATGGAGGAATTAACAGGAGCCGAAGGTTGGTTAACAAGATTGAGACCAGAGAAAGTTATGGAAAGAGAAGCCTTGATTGCCGAAAATTTAAATAAACAAATGAAGTTCAGAGCAATGCCTCGTCAAATTTATGTAATCTAATGGCAATAGTTAAATCAATACCATCGAGAAGAATTATTAATGGTCACGCAATTAACACATCAGAACTATCTGTTGTATCCGAATTGGATTACAGAACTAACGGTGAATTTTGTATTATAATCAAAAATGTACCCCAATCTTTTTTGGTATTAGATTCAAAAACTACTGACCATGTTGTTGTAAAGGCAATGACAATGGTAACAGTAAGACCTGATGTTGGTAAGATTGATGAAGAATGGGATGAAATTGTCTTAGACAAATTCGCCTGTGTTGAATTTCAATATGTCGGAGGTAGTTGGTATATATTATCTTCAGACGGTCTCAAACAATCCTAATTTGTTTTCCCATCCACTTTCAGCTAATTCATACATGTAATTAGGGTCTAATCCTCTTTTTTCCCAATAAGACAATTCATCAGGAGTTATATCCAAAACATCTTCTTGTAATTTATCTTGGTCACCATCTTCGAACGGCATACCATTTATCAATTCACATTGTTCTTTTGTGAAGATACCTCTTTTCTCAGGGTCTAATACAATTAATAGGTCACGAACATCTTGTTTGAATACGACCAATAATGGTTCGATTCTTTTGTTAAAAGTTACTATAGCCCTTGGGACATTATATTCACCTGTTAAGTTGGGGTCGTTTTCCAATATGTTAGCATCCAACATATAACAATTAATCTGAACACCATCACCTTTCTTTTGAACATCCCCGTGTGAAGCTTTAACACCGTTATTTACATACATAATCACATCACCCAAGTTAACATTCAAACCAGCCTGAAGAGCAAGTTCCATATGAGCCATTCTTGACATTGTGTTTCCAGCTTTAGTTTTTTGTGTTAACCTTTTTCTATATTCATCCATGGTTAATTTAACCTTAGCTCTCTGAGCGATTTTTGATAAAGGAATTTTTTGGTCAAATATCTTCTGAAGATATTCATAATAATATTCAACAAAGTCCTGTCCCTTACCTTCGAGAAGTAACTTAATTCCCTTATCCAAAAACTCTTCAATATACAAAGGAAGTTTTTTTGACTTGATTGAATTGCCAGTCAATTTTATCTTACCTTTCGCATCCATTACAGCGTAATTTTTTCTGGCAAGGTTAATACATGAAGGCCATACCCCGTCAGTGTCGAGAGCCATCTCACCTCTCATGAATATATCGTTGTATTCTGCTACATCGGCTTCAGGACCTTTATAAACTTTTCCTGCTTTAACTTTCCAATTCAGTCCACGACCAACATAGTGGTGTTCAGCAGCGTCTTCAGGACTCGAGAAGTTTACACCGTCCGTATCCATTACGAGCGGAACATATCCTTTCGACATAAAGAATTTAATCATTTGTCTTAAGTACTGTCTACCTGTACAAGTAATTTGTTCACCCATATACATGTCACCCCAAGCAAAAACTTGAGGTGCCGATAAGGCACCGAACATCGAGTTGATGAATATTTTAATAGGTAATTGTTTGTTCGAATACGATGCAGATTTCTCAGGGTCTGTTGTATAATACTCCTCTGCAAGTTCTTTGTATCTAATACGAGTATCACGGAAATACTTTAACATTCCTTTCATTGCACCTGTGACATCACAATCAGGGAATACATCATGTACAAGCTGAATAGAGGGGTATAGAGACGAGAAGTCGAGCTTGAGTACATTCTTACTATACCCAACCTTAAGTAGTCGAGAAAGACCTCCTACGAAGTCTGTCTTCGATTGTTTCTCAGGTATGGCAAGTTTGTGTTTGTATGACCAAGCAAGCATCAACATCTTCCATAGAGTTGCGGTTCCCATTGTAGAAACCCTTTCGTATGTTGTCGGAATCATTGATGCAAGAAGAAATGATGCCTGATTGAATTCTTTGTCAACCGCTAAGGTCTCTTCCAAGTCATCATCAAGATATCTTTCTACTAGGTTATCACCTGTTGTTTTAATGTATATGTCATCCCTTTTACTACACACCTCATCAATCTTGGGGTCAACACCAACCTTTTTGTAGTTACCATTTTTGATGTTTAACCAAAACTCTTCTTTGTCTCTATAAAACTTTCCGATATCGGTATGTTCAATATAAACACGGTCAGGGGCTTCTTTATTTATGAACTTTGTAATGTATTTCAATCCCGCAGCTTTGATGTTCGAGTTGATGGCTTGAGCTCTACGAACAGCGTGGATGATGTCAATAACATTGTAACCCCAAATTGAAGTCTGAAGAAAATCCTCAACTTCATTAGCCAACTTTAGGATTGTATCTTTTCTTGTGTATGAATGTTGTGGGT